CCTGGTAAAAGACCCATCATGATTGGCATTTGGCCATTCTGTGAATCCATAAAGAAACCAATAACCCATTCTCCTACATTTGGAGAAGAAAAAGTTTTAGAATTATTTAATGGATACATTGGATGTGCCCATGGCAAATCTTTTGTTGGTATTTGGCCAGCATCATACCAACCAAAAATACGAACTTGGCATCTACCTAACATTAACGGATCATCTCTATTTTCAATTTCACCGACCCACCAAACAAATCCATTCAGGCCGGCAAAGTTCATTACGTCTTTAGCCATTTATAGTTCCTTGTGCAAGTTGTTGCCATAATGATGATGTATTATCAGGTGAAGCATATTGTGTTGGTGTACTATCTTTTGAAATTTCCATTATAGTTTTATATTCTAACCTGATAAAATCAATCAAATGTCTAACACCTGTGACCAAATAATTACCAGCATAGAAACTATCTGGATCTTCACTATTTGGATTAATATTACCTAATGAAAAACCTACCACTCTACCTACTGTCATATTAGAATCACCCGGAATCGATATTTTTAATCTTGTATAGTTGGCCAAAGCTAATTGTCCTGTTCTATACGGTATGTAAGTCTCAGCATTAATATTATGTGCTACTGAACCATTATCTTGGTCTTTGACATACGTTGAACTGTTTTGTTGAAAATTTGAAAAAATCAACTTATAAACAGCTTGTGAAGATCGATTTAATTCATTTCCGTATCTATCTTGAAACTGATTAATCAGGGGGTATCCATTCAATGTATAACCCTCATTTATATAAGAACCATAATCAAAGTTGGTTACTTTCTTTGTCCTTGTCAATATATCAATAGACAACAATTGATTTGCAAAAGCACCAGAATTGACACCATTCAATACATCATATGAATCTAAAATCTCATATGTCAAAACATTATATAGTGCTGAATTTAAATTTTTAGGATCAGTATTTTTTGGATTGTAAGCATAATCGTGGTAACTATCACCTTGCATCATAGATTGTAAGGATCTAAAATTAAATCCATTCTTATCTTCAAAGAAAATCATATCTGCACCAACAGTTCCGGTAGATGGTCTTGCATATACTGACATCATGTTAATGGCATCAAATGGCTTGATTGTTGGTATCACAAAATCATAATTACCATATGTTGGTTCTATGTTTGCTATCTTAGAAACAGGTACTTTTAATTCATTCAATAAAATATCTGCCACATTTGAGAAAATAGGTTGATTAGGATAAGATTTACATACCTTATATTGTTCATTTAATATCATTTCGTCAGAACAGAAATACAAACAATATGAAATAGTATACATATTGCCTTCAAGTTTCCTCTTGGCCATCTTATAGATTCGGAATATCTTACTGATTTCTTCAAAGGTGTCACCACTTGTACTAAAGACCATTTGAAGGTATTCATTACCATTCAAGTTCAAAGATTGAACATAGTTCATCGAATCTGTTACCAAAAGATAACCTGAAGCCGTATTATTAAACAAATCTTCTTGGTATGATAATTCGGCAGCAATCAATTTTAAATCCATTATGCCTGTGGCTGTGATGATATTTAAACTGGCTACCGAATAATTCTGCGGTGCCCGTATACCTGGCGTTAATGGTACTTGTGTATCAGCCATATTATAACTTCATTAGTGATGCAAACTGTGATTCTATTTGTGATGTATAGATTGAATTGATGAGAGAAATTGAACGATTAGATTCGTTTTGTTCCAATTCATAATCATAGATACTTACAACATTTTTGGTGATTGTTTGTGTTATTGTAGCACCATTGGGGAAAGTAGATGTTGTTGTTCCAGTTACCATGGAATTATATGTAGGTTCATCTATCACAATCGTTGTTGAATTTGAATTTAATGTGTAACTATCAACAGTTTGAATTGTTTTTGTATATTGGTAAACCGTGCTTTGAGTGTAAGATAATACACTAGAAACATTTGCGGCTGCTGCGGCCTCAGCATATTTGTTTTGAATATATGAATCAAATACATTTGAATCCATTGGCCATTGCCATTGTGGATTCATAATATTATTAGCAAACAGAGGCAACCAATATCTGTATGAATCTCCATAATACTTATTCGCTACAATATCTGGTGTATCACCTTCTTGCAAGTCATACTTATACAACAACAAAGGATTACTCAATAATCCTGGTATAAAATTAATTCTCTTAATGATATTGGTAAGCAAGATACCATTACCATTGTAATCGGTTGTGATTACTTTTGGAAACGAATTAAAGTAAAACATTATCTCAAATCTCCGTTTTGTAACTTAGCCTTATCGATAATTTGTGTTTCTCTAAAACTCAAAGATAAAGTTGTTTGAACTGGTGCACCACTCTCAAAAGAAGACCAACCATTTGGTGCATAGTTTACTTCCATATTCTCTAATACACAATCACCATATTTTGGCAAATATCTATTTTCAACGCTATTAATCATAAAATTTACATTAAATAATGCTGGTGGAATAAGAAACATGGCATCCGTTTGAGTCTGAGCACCTGCTTGTAATGCTGGAGAGAAATAATACTTGAATGTGGATATGATTTTATCAACCTGTTCTGTCTCATCAGCAGATTTTGGAGTAAAGGTAAATGAGAGTTGAAAACTCCTCAAGTCAATACCTTTATATAACATCTGAACTTGTGGATTAATTGCATAACCTTGTGCCTGCAATACAAGAGATTGTGTGAGTTCTACATTTCCACCAGCAAGGCCTGCTCCAACACCAATGGCTTTTGCTTGAAGGTTTATGACACCTGGATCACTAGAAATTACACTTTTTAAATCAGCACCTTCAGCAAATTGTCCAGCAGTTTTAACTAAAGACCTAATACCTTGTATTGTTGACCCAAAAGCATCTTGTAATGATGGTGTATCATATGATGATTGGTAACCAGCGTTGAGTGTATCTGGCATATATAACGATATTACTGCACGAGGATTTGTGGTTTGTGGAGTAATTGACAATCCTTCTTTGATGCTTTGACCTATAGTAGTTGATGATAGCGTATTGATAAATGAAGAAAATGCACTAGAAACTGAATTTTCTACCGAATTTATGCCTTGAGCTAAAGTTTGTCCTACCACAGATGATGAAGTTATTGTAGAAGCTTCAGACAAAGCATTTTCAACTATTGCAGCGCCAGGAACATTATTAACTATGGATTGATTAACCGATGTTGCAGCACCAGAAACTGTGGATGCGGCCCATGATGCTGCAGCTTTAACAGCATTAGCACCTCCTGCACCAATTTTAGCACCAGAAACGACTCCATTAGTAGAAGTCCAACCTGCCGGTACAATTTCTTTAATGGAAAATTGTATGTAATGTGCTCTGGACGGATCAGTTGCTAAATCGGATGGATATTGAAGTGTTTGAACGCCATTACCCGCAAACAAAGCACTCAAAGGTCCTTTAGCCAGACCACCTAATGATCCGGGTAACGCTACACCTGCAACTGATGTTGGAATTGAAATAATGGCCATTAATTTCTTCTATAAAAATTGATATACATACTATTTATGGCATATTCAGGACGATTCACACCTACCAATCCTCAAAAGTATATTGGGGACTATCGAAACATCACTTACCGCTCATCGTGGGAGTGCCGTGTCATGGATTGGCTCGACCGTAATGACTCAGTAATATCTTGGGCTTCTGAAGAATTAATCGTGCCTTATGTGTCACCTGTAGATAATCGTTGGCACCGATACTTTCCTGATTTTATAGTGAAAATCAAAGGCAAAGATGGTAAACAGAGAACTTTGATGCTTGAGGTCAAACCAAAGTACCAAACTCAACCACCTAAACCACAGAAAAGAGTAACAAAGAAATTCATTAACGAAGTAGCCACCTGGGGAGTTAATGAGGCTAAATGGAAAGCAGCCAACGAATACTGTATGGATCGTGGCTGGGAATTCAGAGTCATTACAGAAGACCATCTTGGTCTCTAACTAAATACTCTAATGGAATCAATACTTACTACACTTACTGAAGAACACTCAGCGGCCAATTTACAAAAATTGTCTCGTGAGTCGATGTCATGGTACACCAAAAAAGTAGCCGACCTTAGAAATCCAATCAAATTGGCTAAAGGCATTAGTCAAGAGAAAAGTAGATTCGTTAGAACATTTGTCAAAGGTAAGTTATATTACTTTTTGTATGATCCAAAGTTGAAACATGAGTTGCCATATTATGATAAATTCCCTTTGGTTCTGGTGTTGGACAAATACGAGGATGGATTCCTTGGATTAAACCTACATTACTTACCAGTTAAGTACAGGATTATTTTTCTTAGGAAATTGATGCAGTTTGCTCTCCTGGATAACGAAGACGATATCAAGAGAATGAGAGTCACTTATGATATCCTAAACGCATCCAAGAGATTCCGAGAGTTCAAGCCATGTATAAAACGATACTTGTTTCCTCATATTAGGTCAAGGATTCTGGCGGTTCAACCAAACGAATGGGAAACCTCCATGTATTTACCGGTTCACCAGTTTAAAGGCGAAAAACCACAGCAGATATGGAAAGAATCCATGCAAGAGATTAGGAATTCATAAAAATGGCAGGTTCAATCAACGATTTTAAATCCAGTTTTGTAACCGACTTGGCTCGTCCGAGTCGTTTTGACGTTTCTATTCCTGTTCCTTTGACCTTGTATCCTTTCTTGAACACATCTAGAAATTTAAATTTTAGGTGTGAGGCTGCTCAACTGCCTAGTAGAACATTGGCCACAGCCGAACAAAAGTTTGGTTCCAATCCTATTGAAAAGTACCCGTATCAACCACAATACAATGATGTTGAGTTGACTTTTATTGTGTCTGATGATATGTCTGAGAAGATATTCTTTGATTCATGGTTGGAGTATATCAATCCATCTTACACCTTTAACTTTAAATATAAGACTGACTATGCAACGACCATCACCATCAATCAGTATGATGTTGCATCTAACAAAACATATTCTATTAATCTAATTGATGCTTACCCAATATCAGTCAACCAATTAGATTTAGAGTGGTCTAATACCGATTACCATAAATTGGTTGTGGTGTTTGCTTATACATACTGGCAGAACAATTCGGTGCAGGCTCTTGGTACAAGTTTGTTACAGACTGCTATATCACAAATTACTACTGGATTTGGTGGTCTTGGCCAAGCAAATCCAACACCAGATATTCCATCTTCTATGGTGACACAAAATCCAACTTTTAATCCAACATCTGCTGAAGATGGATATCAAATACCTAATCCAACATCTGCTGAAGATGGATATCAACTATCATAATTTATCAATTGATTTGAAAGGAAAATATTATGGCTTTGCCTAAAATTGATGCACCAGTCTATGAACTGGATTTACCATTATCTAAGAAACATATAAGGTTCAGACCGTTCTTGGTCAAAGAACAGCGTAATCTGATGATGGCTATGGAGTCTGACGATAAGAATAATATTGAAAAGAATATTCGTCAAGTCTTACATAATTGTACTTTGACTGACGGAATTGACATTGATGGGTTACCTATTTTAGATGTAGAGTTTTATTTTCTACAACTAAGAGCTCGTTCTGTTGGTGAAGTTGTTGAGAACAAATACAAATGTGAAAACTTGGTAGACAATAAACCTTGCGGCAATTTAATGGAATCCAACTTGAACCTGTTGGACATTAAAGTTAATATGCCAGAAAAACAATCTGATGTGATTCAGTTGAATGATAGATTGAGTATCAAACTAAAGTATCCTGAATTTTCTATATTATCGGCCGATATTTCATCAGCTACTGATTTGGCTTTCTCTATGATTGTCAACTCTATTGAATATATTTTTGATGGTGAACAATATTATTATGCCAAAGAATCTAGTCCTGAAGAATTGACTGAATTTGTTGAGTCTTTGAATCAACAACAATTCTCCAAGATAGAAGATTTCTTTAGTAATCTACCCACACTAAACAAGACCATTCAAATGGATTGTAAAAAGTGTGGTTTCCATCATACAATAGAAGTGGAGGGTCTTGAAAGTTTTTTCGGTTAACATTTCGTCATGATAATTTGAGGAATCACTATCAAACTAATTTTGCATTGATGCAACACCACAAATACAGTTTGACAGAACTTGACAATATGATTCCTTGGGAGAGAGACATCTATGTGTCTATGCTTATACAATATATTGAACAAGAAAACGAAAAAATCAAGCAAAGACAAGCTAGCAGATGATTACAGAAGGCCTACAAAATATAGCAGAAGGGTTTAAAAAGAAATTCAGCCGTGAAACCGTAGCTGCTACTGTAGGCAATCCTCGTAATGCCACTAGGCAAATGGCTCAAAGAAAACCTTCACCTATTAAGGCAATGGGTGTTAAGAAACCAACTGTCGGCAAAGTTGGTTCTGTTGATACAGCATTCTTTACTAAAGCTGCTGAAAAGAAAAATCCAAAATTAGAAAAAAATGATTCGGTGGCTGATGTTGCCGGTAAATTATTCAGTCTTATCAAATCAACCGAAAGAGAAAGAAAAATTCATTTTGAGTTGAATCGTGATTTTGAAAGAGAACATATAGATGAAGATACCAGACGCCACAAAGAATTGGTTGAAGCATTAAAAAAACGAAAAGAAGTTAAAGAAACGAAAAAAGAGCCTGAGAAAAAAGAAGAAAAAAAAGAACCTGAAAAGAAAGCACCTGAGAAAGCAGAAACTAAGGCCAAAGAAGAAGTTAAAAAGACTACTGAAAAGGCACCAGAACCGCAAGCTAAACCTCCAGAACCTAAAGC